ACATAAACAACCTTCGGGTGTTTATGGGAGAAGCCCCGCTGACCAATCTCGACTATACCGGGTTTCAGGCTGCGCTGAATGCGCTTTCAGCTATGGCACCTGCACCACCTGCTACGCCAGTAGTGACACCTGGACAAACTTTCAACATCACTCTGCCGGTAGCAACGAACCAGATTATTGGTTCGGTAGCCGCTAGTAACAGTCCAACAGCTTTTGCCATCAATCCCCCTAATACTTTTTTCGCCATTAGCAATGCTGGACAGCTTACGGTGACGGCGTTGGGTGCGGCAGGGATTGCGGCGGGAATGACGAACATAATGGTCGAAGCTACCAATGCAGGTGGCACCAGTCCAGCGGTGAATGTAGGTATATCTGCTGCTTGAACATAATACTATGAGAGTAAAGTGGTGGTTGCGCATACAAATATACCCTACCAGTTCGATGTCACGAACACGACCAACGTCGTGAATATACTTGTGGAAAAGATCATCGAATTGGCTACGGACAACGGCCTCATCCTGCCGGATGAAGTACGGCCTTTTACGCGTGTTGACTTGGCTGAAGTCGCCGATGCCATGCGGAAAGTTGCCGACTGGCAAACACTTGTTGTGAACAGGTTAGGGTTGTCACCTCGATTAATTCCAAGAGTTTACGAACAATGCGATTATGGTTCGATTATTTCATATGCAGGGTACTATGGTGATAAAATGAACGCGATTATTGATGAACTCCAAACACAGGACTCGTCAATAGCTTATGACGTACCAAAAGAGAAGGTTTACTAAAATGGATCGAATTAAAAAGGGTGATTCGAAGCCACGATGGTACGACAAACCGGAAGATGATTTCGATAAACATGAATGCCCGGACAGCGGTGGATGTTACCAAGAGCTTTCTACATTGGGGGCATTCGCTGAATGTGTTGATGGATCGCGTGACAAGCGTCTCCATGAACGCGACTACTGCAAGGAGTCACTCAAGAACAATCGAGAGGATGAAGGTTTGGTAATTAAACCCGACACCAGTGGACCGCCGTTCACGAATGTCTCTCGTCCCCATCGGGTAATGTAACTTGCACGCGACAGAAGGTTTTTTAATTAAAGAAGCGTACACTCTATCAAAGTTGAACGTGGAACAATGGCAAAAGTTTTTAACCGCATTAGACCTTTATACTCGACACCGGATAGAGCGTGGGGTCAGTGCTCCAACTTCGGAGTTGCATGTTACAGTCGGTATGGCTAGACAAGCATTAGAGTTTATTTCGCTGATGCGTGGGTTAGATGAGGCGTACGAGAAAATAAGAAAGCAAAATGGCTGACAACGTTCAAACAAAACCGACAAAAACTCCTGACCCTGGCGTTAGGCTGCCAGAAGCCGTTATGCGGGCAGCGGCACGGGCGAACGAATTAGCTGAACAGCAACGTGTTAACACACAAAGTCAGCCTCAATCTAATGTTCAAATGTCATTCGCTGACGTGAACTCTCCTACACCCCCTGTCGCTGAACGCCCACAGACCAACCCTTTACTAGCGACAAGACAACCGGCTCCTGCTCCTACTCCCCAACCTACCCCTCAACCTACTCCCCAGAGTAACGGGCAAGCCAAACAATATTCTGAAGATGAATTCCGAGCAATGGTCGGGCGTTACGAGAAATCACAGAAAGAAAACCAAAACCTTGTTAGTCGCGTCAATGAAATGCAGCGACTACTTGCAACTGTTCAATCGCCTCCCAACAATCAAGTTGGTCGAGGCGACGTAACATTTAATACACCCATTGCACCACGAAAGTATATCACTCCCCAAGACGAGAAAGAATGGAGTGTTGAGTTAATCGATATGGCTCGCCGTGCCGCTAAAGAAGTGGCAGAACAAGAATTGGCACCTGTGCGCAACGAGATTGGCGCGGTTCGTCAATCATTGGGTAATGTTCAGAGTCATGTTGCGTTGGATGCACGCGGACAAGTCTATCAGCGGCTTGAGAGTGAATTTGGTGCTGATTGGGATGCTACGATAAATCGTGATCCTGAGTTTTTAAATTGGTTGGGTCAGATTGACCCTATGACTGGGCTTCAGCGAAAGAATATCTTGCAACATGCTTTCGAACAAGGAGAAGCGTCTCGCGTAGTAGCAACGTTTAAGAGGTATCAGGCGGAACAGTTGGCGGCTTCGAGTCCCGTACAGACTGGAAGATCATCGCCGGGCAACGGGGCAGAAAGCCCTGAGAGTGGTACACAATTCGCGAATGTGGCCCACTCTCGGAGTAATCCTGCAACCACCCCGGCGGTCGATCTTGCAAGTCTTGCGGCACCAGGCCGAGCGCGTCCGGGGCAGACACAAGCTCCCCCCGATAAGCCTATAATAACGGGTGCGGAGATTGCGCAATTCTACTCGGACGTCACTAAGGGTAAATACAAGGGCCATGAAGAACTTCAAGCCCAAGTAGAAGCCCAAATCAGTGAAGCATCGAGAGAAGGACGCATTCGCCGCTAAGTTTAATCGTGGTTCACACTTCCTAAAGTTGTGTGAATTACTTGGCTTAACGGAGAAGAACTATGGCTCTCGGTCTTGCTAGTGGCGCAACACAACCGCCACTTTATCCTGCTGGTTCGATTAATCCCGACTATGTAGCTGCTGGTTTTGTTCCTGAAATTTGGTCCGGCAAGCTCATTGAAAAGTTCTACGCCGCCACGGTTTTAGCGGCGATCACAAATACCGACTACGAAGGCGAGATCAAATCTTACGGCGACCGTGTTCGTATTCGTACCAAACCAACTATCACCATCAATGATTACCTGATTGGCGGTGATTTGACGCTTCAGCGTCCTGTTGGTGGTCAGACGGAACTCACCATCGATCAAGGCAAGTATTTCGCGACCATCCTTGACGATGTGATCGAGAAACAATCCGACATCAACAATCTCTCGTTGTGGGCGGACGACGCGTCTGAACAAATGAAAATCGCGGTCGATACTGACGTGCTCAACTGGATGCACTCGGGTAACGCCGGTGGCACTCCATGGGCAGATTCGAACAATCGTGGTATCGCTGCTGGTATTATTTCCGGCAACATTAATCTGGGAGTAACCGGCACGCCTGTTGGCACCGTCGGTCGCAACCCGGCAGTTGGTCAAGTCGAGATGATCGACTTGTTGTTGAGGCTGGGGCAAGCACTTGACGAGCAAAATATCCCTGAAACTGGGCGCTGGGTTGTTATGCCCACCTGGGCTGCGTTCCAGATCAAACGTTCAGAATTGCGTGAAGTGTTCTTGTCAGGTGATCAGATCAGTATTCTTCGCAATGGCCGGTTTGGTCAGGTGGATCGTTTTACGATCTATTCGTCTAACCTTCTTCCTAGCGGCCCTGCTGGTTCTGCTGGACTGGCTCCTACAGAGTGGGTGATCTACGCCGGTCATGCCCACGGCTTAACGTTTGCATCACAACTCACAAACGTGGAGACACTTCGTTCTGAACGTACGTTCGGTCAAATCTTGCGTGGACTGCAAGTTTACGGCAGAATGGGCCTTCCTGCCCCTCCCCTGGGGGTTGTTGCGCTTGCCGAAGCAATCGTGGTTCAAGCAGGTCCGTAAGCCTCCCCATACGGATACCTTGGGTGGGGGCAGTCCCCCACCTACTCTTAGAGTAGTATAAAACAAGTAAGGTAAACATGACGCAGTACTTTCAAGTCAGTGATTACCTAGCAAATACTAGGTCATTTTTGCAGGACTTGATTGGGCCTCCCTATCGGTATGCAGACGCTGACATCGTGTTTGCACTGAATACTGCGGTCGCTGAAATCTCACGTTTACGCCCGGATTTGTTCTTAGAGTATAAATATCAACACCCGCTTCCCCGAAAATCATATCCTGACGACTTAGTGCCAGGGTTGTTTACAAGTACGAGAACTACAGATGTGGTGCCGATCCCTCGTACTTATTATCAACCTACGATTTGGTATATGGCTGGCTTATTGCAGGCTTGGGACGTAGACGACACGCAAGACGTGAGGGCGCAAATGTTCTCGCAGAAGTTCGTTGGGGCTTTAACGAGTTTGGTGGCGTAATTGGCAACTGCGACACAAATTCGTATCATTGACGCAACCAGGATAACGTGTCCTGGTGCGCTCGATGGTATGATTAACATGTGTCTGTTTGACGCCATCAAAGAGTTCTTCGCTAGAAGTAACTCATGGCTGTTTGAAACAGTCGTGGGGATTGTTCCCGAGAGTAACGATTACATGCTTGATACGTGTCAAAATGTGGTCGTCAACCGATTGATGAATGTAGCGCAGCCACGAACAGCCCCCCCTCTGCCGCCACGTTACTTGCCAATGGACCCCCCACAGTTTTTAGCGATATGGACTGAGGGTGAAGGGAAAGACGAAACAATTAATCCGTTGTTTAGTGTACCGCGAGACGCAGTGTTGTTAAACGCTGGCACCAAATGCCCCATAATGAGAATACGTTGGAATCCCCAAGCACCAATGTTTTGGGTGGTAACACTCGCGTTGAATGTAGCTGACCCAGTAGATAAAGAGGGTTTACCCATAGTTCCTGATTGGATACTTGACAAGTATTATGATTACATAAAATCTGGTGTTATTTCCCGGTTACAACAGCAACCCGGTAAAGCATATTCTTCACAACAGGGTGCATCATTTCATGGGCGCAAATTTAACGAGGGAATAGGACTTGCTCGTACTGAGGTACGGGCAATGTTTACGTATGGTGGGCAACGATGGGCCTTCCCACAGGGTTGGAACTATAGGAGGCCGTACGTTCCATGAACTTCCCTTTTAACTTTAGAAATCAAGCATATTTTTATGCACAGGGGTCCGGTGGACCTCTTGGTTCGTTTAGTAAATCTATGGCAGCAAAATCTACTATCGCGATTGATTATACGAGTATCTCTGGTTTTACAATGACGAACCAATCGTTTTTATTGGATATGCAAACGCAGCCACCGTTGATTATAAGTCAACCTGTTTTGGCTGGTCAAAGTAACATACTTAGTTTTGTATTAAGTGGTGGGTTTGGTGGGGTTGAATATGGTTTATCAATTCACGCTCTTTCGAGTGTAGGGGGAACACTCCGTTCTGATACTTTAAAAGTGTGTATTGAAGCTCCTTATGATCAACACTGTGGTTGCTCTAGTTGCGGGCATGACCCTTGTGATTGCTGTGATACCATATTAGACCTTAAAGCACAAGTTGCTGTTTTACGACCTAATATGAATACTTTTGGGAGTAACTTTGTACAGTTTTACGTGGCTCCGATAGCACCACAGAACCCTAATTTACTTGATATGTGGTATAACACAACGAATGGGCTTTTTTATGATTACGTATCTAATGGTGTAACGAACTCATGGCAACTTCAGGGTGGTGCTAGTAGTGGTATATTTAATGTACCCGTGACAATTAATAACTCTTTAACGGTGACTGGTCCGGTTAATTTAAACTTGGATTGTGGGGTATATCCATGAAGTCGTTCAGCGCACCAGTTAATTTCAGCAACGCGGCTCAGTTTTATCCTGACAGCACAGGGAAAATTGGTACGTTCTTGAAATCACCGGCAGCACAAACGTTGATCACATTAGATTATTCTCATAATCTTGCTACCGGAGTAACAGTTACTAAAGTTGCTTACGTTCTCGATGTTCAATCGACCCCCTTGTTGATTATAAGCAATTCCGTTACCACGGCTCAAATGTTAACATTTATTTTGAGTGGTGGGTGGGCAGGACTTACTTATGATCTAACAATACAAGCAACTTTGTCTACTGGGGCGGTTCGTACCGATGTTCTCACAATTGAGATAGTGGGAGATGATTGCATGAAATATGATCCCTGCTGTCTTCCAATGGGGAAGCCCTTGGGTGCGCCTTCGCGTATTCCCAAGACGTTTCAACAGGCTGCTATGTCTAGTGATTGCAGCGTGTATAAATCGTCTTGTATTAGTTATTACATTTGCGCTAGTGCGCCGGTTAACCCTAACGTAATGGACCAGTGGTATAACACAATCAATCACGGTATTTACGAATATTTAACTGATGGTGTTAATTTCTGGTGGCAACCGTTCTTCGTGAACGTGAAATATGCAGTTGCATCGTTGTACTATCAAGCAAGGGCTGGTCAAACAGTGTTTAGTACTTTGGCACCAGACATGCTTGGTAATTCTGGGGTAATCAACCCGACAGATTTTGTACAAGCATATGTGAATGGTGTGCGATTGGTCCCAACAACTGATTTCACGTTTGCTGGGCCTTCAACTGTGACATTGTTGCGACCTATACCGGCCACTGATATTGTGATGATTGATATTCTTGCTCCAACTGTAATCACGCCTCCAATACCTCCAAGTGGCGGTGGTGGTGGCAATACTCAAATAGTTATTAGCGATACTGCGCCTGCAAATCCAACCACCGGTATGTTGTGGTTTGATAGTGTGGGTGGTAATCTTTACATTTGGTATACTGACCCTAACGGATCGCAATGGGTGGTTGTAGTTAACGCTGGTGGCGGTGGTGGTAGCGGTGGTGGTAGTACGCCTGCTGGTATAGTAATTGGTGACACTGCTCCAACAAGTCCAACAGTCGGTATGTTGTGGTTTGACAGTGTTGGTTGCCAACTTTATACCTGGTATTTTGATGGTAACACGTCGCAATGGGTAGTGGTGGTTAACGAATAACTCTGAGAGTAAAAAATGTCGAAGGCTTTTGACACCGCCCTATTCGTCCCCGAGCCCGAGCCCGATGTTGGGCAGTCGGCAGGTGTGCAGGTTGTTGGACCGCCATTCGATACCAATTGGTATTACTACGCGATAGCATCTGGCCCAGGCATTATGATCAATGCTGACGTGCCTGCTGCTACGGCTCCTGAACAAACAATAGTGTCCGGTCCTGCACCGGAATTTGCTTGGGCGTCGAAAGCGCCTTATTACCTCGGTGGTCTACCTGCACAGCCAATTTATAACCCAGCAGCGCCTTCTCCCGCCGGAACGATGTATTTTAATACTTCAGATCACACACCTTACGTCTTATCGTATCAACCACTTACCAATGTGCCAATCTGGACCCCTCTGCCGGTAGCAACCCGCAACATGCTGACTATTGCAGCGAGTTTGCCTGCTGCTACACAGCAGGGGCAGATGCTGGTTGCTGGTGGTATACCCAATGGTGGGGTGTATCCGTGGACAGCATCAATTGGTATGTTTTTGGGGGCGCACCCTATACCGCCGACCCAAGTTCCGGGGTCTGGGTCAATACCTGTTGGTTCGTTGTATTATAACACTTCAAATAATACTTTGTATGTATGGAATGGGTCAAGCTGGCAAACAATCACGACGCCAACAAAGGCGGCAACAGCTAGTTTATATTATCAGGGCGCGTTAAACCAAATGGTTTATCCGTTGACAACACCGGATTTATTTGGTAATTCGCATACTCTTGATCCAGTTGAGGCTGTTGAAGTCTATTTGAACGGTGTACGATTAACACCGGAAGGTGGATCTATACCGGGAGATTATTTGGTTACTGTTGCTACGTCATTGATTACTCTGGCAACAATTCCGCCAACTGGATCGATTGTTACGATTGATATTTTACAAGATCCGTTAACGCTTGGGCCGACGTTAGTATTGCGTGAAATGCTTATGCCAATTACAACGTTTGATGGTGTACAGACAACGTTTGATTTGATTGCTACAAGTGGTACTGGGATTGTTGTAAATGATCCGGTTGATCTTAATGTTTCACTTGATGGTGTTTTACAAGAGCCTGGTGTCGCTTACATCCTTAGTACTGATGGCACTCAAATTATTTTTAGTGAGCCACCTATTGCTGATGCTGTTTGCTTTATTGTTTATTTCTCAAAGAGTGCTATT